GAGTACCACTTTCCATCGGTTTCTTAGATGGTAGGTAGATGTCTTGAGCAAGGTATCTTCTTTCATATCTTCGGTATGATCTTTCGTCACCCTCAAAGAATGCAGTAAGATGCTGACTGATAACATCAGTCCAAGAGATTGCATTTTGTTGAGCAGACTTTCTTGCATTGCTCATCAACCCTACACCACTTCCATCACCATTAGCTTTCTCTATTAGATCAGCTTGGATGATTGCATCAGTGATGCGTTCATCTTCTTCTTTGATAGCTTGATCGATATCAGATTGTGATACACCACCATCCTCATCAACAGGAAGATCAAGAACCTCACCACCAAATGAATCGGCACTCAATTCTTTATCTTCACCATCTTGATTATCATCGCCACCATTTGATGAACCATCATCACCTGATTGCTGACCACCCTGAGGTTTGAAGTATTTGGTTTTGCCATCCTCATCTTTTTCTTTTCTGAGTAATGCAAAAACTTTCTCAGCACTCATCTGACCATACTGCTTGTCGTAAAGAGCATTCATGTTTCTGATCATATCAAGTGTACGATAGCCATAATCATTTTCTAGAATTCTGACCAACTCGTAATTGATTACATAATCAGTAGCAATGTTCCATCCATCAGGGTCTCTGTCACCTCTCCTGATATGATGTTTCCACATAACATGAAGACCCTCATGCAACAGGATAGCAAACAGTCTGAACCTTGTTTCCTCAAGACCGACTTCGTTATACATATCCTGTATGCCTGATGGCGAGTATAAGACAACCTTGCCATCTGTTGCCATCATACCAACCGAGTCATCAGCAACCAATTGTAATGGAAGAAAAATAGAAGTGTAACCAAAGTAGTTATCAGTTATTCTTCTCTTTGCTCTAGCCATTTCTTTTTCAACATCAATTGCTGAGAGATTAATATTCCCTAGGGAATTTTTATTTAATGCAGTCATGTTACACTCCTAATAATGATTTAGATTTAGATAATTTCTTTGCAGTATCTTCTCGCAATTCATTATCCTCTCTAAGTGACTCAGTAGTAATACCTTTAAGACTGTCTTTAGCAATGTTGATTGCGTTAGCAATGTCTTCGCTATTAACAAATGCATTGTTACGATCTTCAGCAATGCTGATTGTCTTATTAAGATTTTCAACCAAAGTGTTTCTGAAAGGCGATGCTTTTTTATTTGTTGCATCATACTTAGCAAGACTATCAACTGCTGAATCTATACTCTTAGTAAGAGCAGTAACAGTATCATTGATAACTTTGCTTTTGAATTGTTCCTCTCGTTGCACTTGTTGTTGTCTTATCCTAGCAAACAACTGAGCATGGTTTGGATTATTCTTTCTGTTGTAATAAGTTTGGTGACTTACTTGATCAGTAAAAACTGTCTGATCTAAATCAACAGTAGGAATAGCAGAGACATGATCATAGAGATGGAATATTCCTTTTCTCCAAGGCTCATCACCCACATAGAAAATCTTCATGTTGTTATAAGAAACATTCATATATTCTTTTTCTTCTTGGGTTAGAGGTCTGTCAAGTAAAGCATCAACAGATGGATAGTCATCCATGTTGAATGCGTTACCTAACTCAACTCTCTGATCTTCGATTGCTTTCTGATAATTCTTAACGAAAGGGTTAAGATAATTATCGACCATGTCTTCCTTGAAAGCATCCCATTCTTTTTCAACTAACTCTGCGTGTTGATTAAGAACAAAATGCCACTGACCCTCATGAGGTATCATCCACTCGGATATGTCCAAACGAAATCTACGAACTCTATTCTTCATGCTCTTGATCAATTCTTTATCAACCAATTGCTTTTTAACAGAGAACACATCCTCATTGCCATTGACACCATTTGAAACATGAACAGATAATTCTTTGTCCAACTTTTCAAATGTAGGTATTGTTGCTTCAAATCTTTTCAGAGTACCTAACTCTTCAAGACCCATAACTGAACTATTAATTTCGATATTGTTGCTCTTCATTAGAACCTCCTATTATATCTTGTTGCGTAAAGTAAATGATGAATAAGTTTTTGTTTCTATCAATTTAGGATTTTTAGAAACAATCAACTTGGTAGTGAACACCTCGTACTCAGGTGATTCAAATCTTGCTAAGTAAGTGAGAGCATTTTCAAAATCTTTCTCACTCTTAACCAACTTAGTAAGAGCAGATGCTACTGCATATCTGATATTAGATTGAGATGCATCAGGAACTTCAACTGTATCAGGTGAAGTAAGTATATCCTGAACATTTGGTGCATCCTTTACCAAATCTAAAAAGGCTAAGAAACTTTCACCAACAGTATCACCAACACAACCTTTGTATAAGGCTCGTTGTGATTTTCTCTTGAGAGGTAAATCTTTAGAATGTAACCTCGCCAACTCAGTAATACTTCTTGGTGATGCACCCTTTTCATGCTTACCAACTTCTTCATAGTTAGATAAACTTTTTGGCTCAAGTTTGATAAAGGAAATAACATCCTCATTAACTTTATTTTCTATCGCCCAATCTATCCAAGTTTGTGCATCGCTTTCAACCTGACCCCAATATGAGATACGATCTTTCAGTGTGTTCAATGTTCTCTGAACTCCTGCATTGTCGCCAACTCTATTTGTTGCCATCACGATGTGCCATCCCTTGGGTAATTCGTACCCATTGAACTTTCTTGCTCTCGTGATCTGCATCAAAAACTTCTGCACATCTTGATCACCTTGACCCATCTCATCGATCATCAGAATTCCACATCCCTCTTGAGGAAGTAATTCTGAGAATGCATAATTTAATTTAGTCTTGTCTGCATTCGGTGTTGGTATCGCAAGATCAGATGCTGTTGTGATACTCGCAACAATTGTTGCAAATCCAAACTCATCTTCTGATGGGTTTGATGTTTCGGTAAACTTGAGATTTAGATTTTCTGCTACATCTTTTGCAACATCGATCAGGCTCTCAGTCTTACCAATACCTGCACCACCTGACATCAGTAAAACTGATTTCATTGTTTGATTGGGGTCTTCATTCCAATCTGAGAGAATTATTTCTCTGATGGTGTCGATACTTTCTTTAATAGTCTGCGTTGATTTACTCATGGTAAAATCTCCTAAAAAAAGATTATTCGTTTTGTTAGTCTTTGAATAATCGGTTATGGTTCTGACCACACCATGTGATCAAATACCTAGACAATATTTATTGTAATGGGGGAAATAAATTCCCCCACAACAGAACAATTATTTTTTAATAATTCCTTGGACACTCTTTAAGAATTTCTCTCTCTCTTCAGGACTAACACTTACTGTGTCAGGGAAAGATTCTAATTCCTCAAATAACTCATCACTAGTAAAACCTAGTTTAAGTTTTTCATTATCCAAATGAATATCTGCATCAACAAAACACCAATTAACAGAACCATCTTCGTATCTGTTTTCTTGATTTTCTAGAGCCTTGATAATCAAATCTTTTATAGTAATATTTTTAGCCATATCTTTCATATCTTTTCCTTTCGTTAGTAGGTAGAATTACCTAGACGATACCCCAGCTGGGGGAAGTAAATTCCCCCAAGCATTTAAAGTTTTTTGTATTAGATTTCGATATCTTTAAAACCAAAATCAGCTACAACTTTTGCTTTACCTGTATGATTATTTACGATGATGTCTCCAACACTCAGTGAAGTGAATGCTCTCATGATGCTTGGCTCATCATCATCATGTCTAATCTTTTCGATCATGTGATAATTACAAATGATATCTTCGTAGATATCTTCGCCATCTTCATTCAGGAAAGTATGAGTATTTAAGATTTGAAAAAGATCATCATGAAATAATATGCTCATTCCATTTAGACCATTATCAGTTTTGATATCAAAAACTTTTTTCATTCTTGATTCCAAATACTCAGGTTTCCATACTTCTTGAACATCTCTTCTACATCCAATGCTTCCCATCATATATGGGAAATCATCTTCGATCTTAGCAGGTCTTCCATCCTTATATAAATCATCTCTATAATCAGGGTCTACTTGGTAGATAGAATAATCATTAACAAAACTTTCACCATCACTTTTGATGTTGGTTAGATATGCAACAGCATCATCAGTATTCAGATAGCATTGTGGTGCAGTCTCATTTGATTTGATATAGATATGATTTGGGTTTCTTTCTTGATAATTTTTTATCGACATTTTGTTTCCTCGTTTTGTTGTAAGGCACTATTGCCTAGACGACATCCAACAGGGGAAGTTAATCCCCTGTGTAATTATTCCCTAGAGAATATTAATTATGCTTCAACAGTGTAACTCTCTCCTGCTGATGCTAATTCTGATAATTGCTTTTCAACTTGAGCAATAACATCATCAAAATATTCTGCATTTATTTCCTGATACTTTTCAAAATCATGACCTGTGATTTCTTTACAAGTTTTGATTTCTTTTATTATCTTTTCAGGATGGACAGTGTAAGCAGTCATCTGAATCAATTCACCATTATCTAAAACAATGTACTCAGGCGAACCCAATGCTTTGAAATCTATGAAGACATAGACAACCTGATGGAATTCTTCGCTCTCGTAAGTTTTAATATAATCACCTTTAAATATAATCATTTGATACCTCGTTTTGTTGTTAGGCAGAATTACCTAGACCATTTTAAAAATCAGGTGGACACAATCACAGCGATCATGCCCACCGAATTTTTTATATCGTTTCGATCACTTAACCATCGTATGTTTTGGATGGCATAACTACAGCATTGCTGATTAACCTGTGAAGCAGATCATCATCAGTAGGCTCTCCACAGTTTGCTAGGGTACTAACATCTCCAATGGTGTACCTCTTCGGTATTCATTACTGAGTAGATTGGATTGTTCTATCGATAGATCAAGACAACTTTCTCTCATCACCATCCCTTGCATCTCCATAAATCCGATGTCTAACTATGTCGTGGTCTAATCAGTTTGGGAATTTAATCTGATCAGCATATTACTTTAACGATCTAGAACCTGAAAGTGTCGGTTCGATGTATCATAAAAGCCTAAAATGTCCTCCTCTGTAATTAACTTCCTTGGAAGTTAGATTTTAAAATACTATTTGTCAACTGTTTCATATATTTTTTTTATACTATAAATATTCCCTAGAGAATAGTTATCAGTATTAGGTTTCCGAGGATTTACATTTGTACTATGAATGAACTCTTGTTAACTATTTTATACTGATGCTATTTTTTTGACACGATTTTACATAATTTTGAATCAGGAAAATATCATGGATGAAGATGAGAAAAAAAAATTTGTACCTAAGATTGTCGGTGGAAAAAATTTGGGGAAGAAGAAAAAAGAATTAACACCAAAGCAAGAAGCATTCGCACAGGCAATTGTATTTGGGGTAATGGATAATGAAACAGGCAAGAAGAGACATCTGAATGCATCTGACTGTTACAGATCAGTTTATAATGTAGGGAAGACCACCAAACCATCCTCGGTATGGACTGAAGCATCTAAGCTGTTATCAAACACAATGGTTGCACAAAGGGTGACCCAACTAAAAGAGCAAATGAAGACCCATTCATTATCTTCTGCATTGACAGAAAGAGATAAAATAATTGAGCGCCTTTGGGCTATGGCAGACAATGGTCAAGCAGAAGCATCTCAATTGAGATCATTAGAGTTATTAGGAAAGAGCATTGGTCTATTTTCAGACAGGGTTGAGATATCTGAGACCAAAGACCTTGATACTGTAGAGCAAGAGTTAGTGGAAAAGCTAGTAGCCTTGCAACAAACCGATCATAAAAAATAAACAGTACACCTAAAATGATCTAATTAAGGTTATGGTAAATACTTACCACATGAACCCACACCCCCCTTTGAAAAAAAACACACACTACACACTACACACACTGATTTGCTCAAATAATCACACTGATTTCATGAAACTAGTTAATTAAAAGGCTCACCAACAATAGTATTATTAATGCAACACCTAAATACATACCACTTTTACTGTTAATTACTGAAGTTTCTTCCTTCTTAACAGTTTTTTTCTTAGTTGTTGTTGTCTTTTTAGTAGGATTTGCTGATTTTACTTTTACATTCGTAGATTTTTTTACCATTTTTACCTCCTCTGTAGTTANNGGATGGCTACCCCTTTTTTTCAGGATTTTAACTAAACAATCCCTTATGTCAAAAAAATTTCTGCTATTTTTTACGGATTTCCTTTGGCATATTTTTAAATTCCCCTGTATTATCTATCTAACACTAGATTCTATCTAGATACTAGATAGTATCTAATATAGATAGTATATAGTTAGATTCTATCTAGTTACTATCTAAGAATAAGAATATACTCTTGCTTTATTTTTTGCAAGTTAATTCGTGAGGGCAGTATTTCTGAGCAATTTATGTAAGACTTGGTGATTTTGTACCTAACGAGGAAGTCCTTCGTATCCTCCCTTACTTAGGACTTCCAAATATTTTGTTTTTATGTATAATGCTTGCAGGGAGAAAAAATTATGGGAATATATGATTTAAGTAGAAAAGATATGGTAATTGAAAATAACGATTGCCCAACAGTAGAGGGAGGAGATTGCACAATATCCTTCAATGCTGAATATGTATTGATATCTCACAAAAAAAAATTTTTTAAAAAGTACCTCACGATGGAGGAGCATGAAAAACTTTTTAAAAATATAGCTAAAAGTTATTGGGATAAGAAGTATGAGCAAGATCAAATTACTTTACTAGAAGATGCTATAGAGGTACAAAAGAAATCAGAAAAAGTTTTAGTAGATGCAGAAGAGCTTTCTTCTGATATTGGTTTAATAATAGATAAGTTTTAATGACACTCACTTATTTTGATATTTTTGGTATTGCAGCTCTCTTAGTATTGCTGTTAAACTTCTGGTTGAAAAAGTAAATAAGGAGACATGATGGAAAACACATATAAAACAAATTTAAAAACATTTAGTATCCCATTTTTAGATATATCAAAAGGTAACAATAAAATTTATCGAGGTAATCCTAATATAAAAAGAATAAAAAAAACTTCATCGATTATTCGTACAGTTTTTTATAGAGGAGCTGAACATCAGATTAGTAAGTGATGGATAAAATTATTGATGCAATAAAAGGAATAATATCACCAGAGCAATCTTGGTCAGCATTTGTGATGAAAATTACAAGCCTTATTATTGTTGCTGTAATTGGATATATAGGATTTCAACAATATCTTAATCTTGGTGTTGAAGAAGATACTGAAATACCAATAGTAGAAGTATTTGAAAATGATCCTGAGAAAATAGTTAAGGTAGAAGATTTAATTACTAGACTTCTTAGGTCTGACAGAACTATCGAATCAATATGGTTGTATGATTGGGTGGATGCTAGAAATGTAGTTCCTTTAATTACTGAACCTAGAAATTCTGCTGATCTGTTACCAACAGGTTATTGGATGGAAGGTGATGAGTATGTTATTGGAAACTTTGTTTTAAGCCAATGTACTTCTCTTGAAAGAGATGTTCCAAATATAGCTTGTCCTATAATGAGCTCAGAAGACGCATGGGGTGTATTACTAGTAACTTATCAAGATGGTATAGAGCCTAATATGAAAACAACAAAAGCAACAGCAATGAAGATTTCAGAAATATTATATTTAATAGATAGGTAGATGCCAAAAAGAGTTAGAAATTATAAAAAAGAATATGAGAATTATCATAGTTCTACGAAGCAAAAGAAAAATAGAGCATCAAGAAACGCAGCTAGGAATGAAAAAATAAAAGCAGGTATAGTGCAAAAAGGTGATGGAAAAGATATTCATCACAAAGATGGCAATCCTAAAAACAACTCAAAAAAGAACCTAGCTGTAGTTAAAAAGAGTTCTAATAGGTCTTTTGCTAGGAATAAAAAAGCAGGAAAGAAATGAGCCTTTCTATAGATACTAGTTCTATATTGCAAAATTTAGATCAGTATTCAGCAAGTGATAAAAAACAATTATTAAAACTACTTGATGAATATGAAATAGCTAAAACTAAAAAAGCTGCACAAGAAGATTACTTATCTTTTGTCCGTGAAGTCTGGCCAGCGTTCATAAATGGAAACCATCATAAAGTTATGGCAGATGCTTTTAAGGATGTTATAGATGGTAAGCTAAAAAGATTAATTATTAATATGCCTCCTAGACATACTAAATCTGAGTTTGCTAGTTATCTTTTACCTGCATGGTTTCTTGGTAAGTATCCTAATAAAAAGGTTATTCAAACAGCACATACAGCAGAACTTGCCGTAGGTTTTGGTCGTAAGGTAAGAAACTTAGTTGGCGATAAAGACTTTCAAGAAATATTTGGAGAAGTAAAATTACAAGCAGATAGTAAAGCTGCAGGTAGATGGAACACAAATAAAGGTGGCGAATACTTTGCGATTGGTGTTGGTGGTGCTGTTACAGGTAAAGGTGCTGATCTTTTAATTATTGATGACCCTCATTCTGAACAAGAAGGTGCATCAGCAGATTCGGATGTATTTAATAAAACATATGAATGGTACACATCAGGTCCTAGACAAAGACTACAACCTGGTGGAGCTATCGTTATTGTTATGACAAGATGGCACGATAAAGATTTAACAGGACAGATTGTTGATTCGAGTATTAAAAGAGGTGGATCAGATGAATGGAAAGTAATAGAGCTCCCTGCTATATTACCTTCAGGATCACCACTCTGGCCAGAATTTTGGAAACTAGAAGAACTTGAAGCATTGAAAGCAGAACTTCCTGTTTCTAAATGGTCTGCTCAATATCAACAAGACCCTACATCAGAAGAAGGTGCTCTCGTTAAAAGAGAATGGTGGAGATTGTGGGAAGAAGAATACCCTCCTCATTGTGATTTTATTATTCAGTCATGGGATACTGCTTTCTTAAAAACTCAAAGAAGTGATTACTCAGCTTGTACTACATGGGGAGTTTTTTATGGTGAAGATGAGTTTGATGGAAGAACTGCACCACAACTGATTCTATTAGATGCATTTAAAGATAGATTAGAGTTTCCTGAGTTAAAAGTAAAAGCTATGGAAATGTATCGAGAGTATGAACCTGATGCTTGCATAGTAGAAGGAAAAGCAGCAGGTATGCCTTTGATCTTTGAATTGCGTGCTGCAGGTGTTCCTGTTTCGGAGTATACACCAAGCAGAGGAAATGATAAGATAGCTCGTGTAAATGCAGTTGCAGATTTATTTGCATCAGGTGTTGTATGGTATCCTGATACTAGGTGGGCAGAAGAAGTTGTTGAAGAATTCGCATCTTTTCCAAATGCCTCCCATGATGACCTTGTTGACAGTAGCACTCAAGCTCTGATAAGGTTCAGGCAGGGTGGTTTTATTAGTCTATTTAGCGATGAAGAAGATGAACCATACAATGAAAGAAGGAAGGCAGAGTATTATTAATGGCTATAGATAAATCAATAAAACCTAGTGAAGCTGATGAAGTTAAGAAAAGTCTTAATGGTCTCGCTACAGAATTAGAAATAGAAATAGAAAATACTCCTGAAGAAGAAGACGGAGGCATGATTATTCAAATTAGCGAAGAGATTACAGGTCTCGAAGCAGGGTTTGGAGAAAATTTAGCTGAAGTTATGGATGACACAGATTTAGATTCATTGGGATCAGAACTTGTAAGTTTATTCCAAGCAGATAGAGAGTCTAGGTCTGATTGGGAAAATACTTATGTAACAGGATTAGATCAGTTAGGTTTAACAATAGATGAAAGAACAGAACCCTGGCCAGGTGCTTGTGGTGTTTTTCATCCTTTACTTTCAGAAGCAGTAATTAAATTTCAATCTCAAGCTATATCAGAAATATTTCCTGCTGAAGGACCCGTAAAAACAAA